CGCAGGCGAGTCCTGGTGTCATTCATGCTCCACCTCCCGCCAGGTAGCCCCAAAAGGAGCCCCCGTAGCGAGAGACAAGGAGAGTGGTGCGGAAGCAAATTTCACTGCTGGGCTGGAGAATGAACACCGCCGACCCCATAGGCTTCAGCACCCGGCGGCACTCAGCAACCACCGGGTCCATCAGTGCGAACCACTCCTTCTCGGTCCAGTAGCCGTACTCACGCTTGATGCACGGGTAGGGCGGGTCTGTGACGACCACATCGACACAACCGTCGGGTAGAGTGCGGAGCACATCGAGGCAATCTCCTTCGACCACCATCACCGGTTCGTCGTCGTCGGGCAGGTCGATCACCGTCGCCCCCCCTGCCGCTGTCGGCCGTTCCAAAGTTCGATGAGCCCCCGCAAAGACATCTCGCAGGCGTCGGGTCCATCGTCGTGTTCTCCCTCTGGGAAGTCCCTGAGCTGCTCGACGAGCAGTCGGGTCCCCGGGGTGGCGCGAAAGCGGACTTCCTTCCTCGCCAGATAGGGGCCCAGGCGACGAATACGGACCTCCTTTTTGACCATGTTCACCAGGGGGAGAATCGGCATGGGCACGGCCTGTCGCTTGGCTTCGGTGCTGATCTGAGTGGCAAGTAACTCCTGGAACTGATTGGTCTCGATGGTGACAATATCGGCCGCGAACTCGCGTTGCCGTTCGATGAGACAGTGAACGATATCCTCGGCGGTGCGGCGGCCGAGGTCAGCCTCGCACCATATTTTTCCTTGCCGGCAGCGACCCAGGCTGACGATCGCGGAGTAATCCCCATGCTTGGCATCCTTACCCTTGCTGGGGTCGAGACCGAGGGCCTTGATCATGATATCCTTGGGCCAATCGTCGAACCAGATCGAATCGGGGAAGTACTCGGCCGGCCATTCGGCGCCGGCAACATCGACGAACTCACCTTCCAGCTCCTGGAGGGCCAGCAGGCCTCCGTACTGCTGGGCGATCTGCTCGGAGAAGCCGGGCGGGGCGAAGGGGTTGTCACGGGTGCGGCATTTGATCAGGGCTGTATCGGGAGCCCCCCGGCCGAAGACGTCGTAGGTCCAGTGAGACCGCCCTTTTGGAGTGAAAGTGGCGGTCAGCCAACCCCTCTCGCCGCCCTCACGGAGACGGCCAATGGCGACGTCGTAAGCCTCCCTCGCCATCAATGAGGCTTCGTCGAGCCAGATGCCGGAGAGATTGGGCCCTCGCAGCCGCTCGGGGTCGTCGGCGGAGCGGAATAGTACCTCAGCCCCGTGGAGGAGGGTGACGATCAGTTCGGAGCGGTTGAGGGCACGGAACAGATGCAGATGCCGGGCCAAATCGAGGAAGGTACGGAGGGTGGCGTCCCGGAGCATGGGGTAGGTGGGGGCCGCAACCATGTACAGTCGTCCCGGCTTCGCCTTCGTGAGGAGGTCGTAAGCGCCCACCCAGGACTTTCCGGAGCCAATGCCGGCGACGAGGCCCCGATAGGGCTCGTCAGACCGGAGGAACTGCTTCTGGGCCGGGTGGAGCCGCACTCGGGCCTGGAGCAGCAGGGACACTGACCACCTCCTCGATAATGTGGATCTCCACATCTCCCTCGATTTGGACCTGATGGCGCTCGCGATATTTCTCAGGGCGATGAGACTTGAGGAGGAAGATCATCAGGGTATCACTGTCACCCAGAGCTCGTTGTCGGGCCTCCTCCTCCAGGATGTCGATGGCATTTTCCAGGGCGTCATCCCAGGCCTTTCGGAACACGGGGTCCTGCTCGCGCCGATCATAAGCTTTAGCCCGCTCGATGCCGGCTGCCCTGGCCGCAGCCCGAATGTTGGCATGCTTCGCCAGGGAAGCCAGGAAGGCGGGAACCCAGTCCCCGCCACCACGCCTCTTTTTTTTTGGTGTATCGTTAGTCATGCCCCCTCCGGATACCGGATAACGGCACAGTTTACCGCACGATAGTGGCGGCAGTCACGGCTCACGGCAGCTTCCCCTTCCACTCGCGGGAAAGGACGAAGTTGGGACCGATCGTCACCGTCCCCCAGGGTCGGAGAGTGGCGCCAGCGCGCCCCTCCCCCTCGGCGAGGCAGTCCCAGGGCGTGCCGCCAGTACGGCAGATCACGCTGGCATTTTCGACCCTGAACTGAAACGGGCCGATCTGCTCAGCCACGAAGCCACATATCACCCACCCGTGCGGGAGGACGATCAATTGGTTTTTCCCGACTACTGGCATCGTTTGCCCACCCCCGCGCCTGTACTCGTCCCCATCCCCGTACCCGTCCCCGAACCCGAACCCGTACCCGTCCCCGAACTCGCGCCCGCCCCCGTACCCGTACCCGTACCCATGCCCGTCCCCGTGCCCGTCCTTATGCCCGTCCTTATGCCCGTCCCCACCGCTGGGCCAGAAGCAAAACTCGCCCACGGGTACGGCCGCCGACCGCCACCAACAGGCCGAGGGTTCCCCCTTCTCCTCCAGCCGGTCGGCCAGGGCTAGCCAAGACAGGGAACCCAGAGGCTCCCGGCGGGCGGCGGCCAGCAGGTAGTCACGTTCCCTCACTTTTCCACCCCCTCGATTCCAGGGCCCGCCGCACCCACGCCAGAGCCAACTCGGATTGCATCTGTTCCGTGGTTGCCCACAGGCATAGCCAGCCGGCCAGTTGAGCCTCGGCCAACTTCTCACAGTCGCGGGCGTACCCGAGTCCGCGGGTGTGCCGACCCCGGACCCAAGTGGCACCCTGGATTTCGAGTGCCACTTTCCATGACTCAGGCTCCCAAGCGAAATCCAGGCGCCAGGCGCGGGTCGGGTGGAAACGGTATTCCGAAATAGGGGGCGGAAGACCACTGGCCCGGCAGAATGCGCAGATGAAACTGAAGACGGTATTCACGACCTGCCTCCCCTAGTTTCTGTACGCCCGTTTACGTCACATAAACTATTCGGACCGCGTTTGTCCTTCCCCCTACATATATTATATAGTGTGTGTGAGAAGAGGAGTCTCTCCCCCTCGGGGCCTCTGCTTTCGCGGCCTATTCCGGCCGGTAGAGCGGTGGCGGTGTCCCGGGGTCCCCACCAGGGCCGGACCGGCCTGGTCGCCCAACCGCCAGACCAGAATGCGTTCGGTCCGGTTCAGCAGCTGGCGCACGCGTTCCCGCCCGACCCCAAGATGGTCGCCGATTTGCCGGAGAGTCCACCCTTCCAAATGGTACTGCCAGAGCACCCATATCTCTCGTTCGACGAGGAAGCCCCGCCGGCGCAGCTCTTCGAGGAGGCCCTGGAGGTGACGGAACTGGTCGGCGATCTCGGCCGTGACCGCCGGATCGGGCTCCCGGCCGATGAGGCAATCGATGGCCGTCTGATTGTTGTCCGGGCGGCGGTCCTGGAGGGTGGTGAACTCACATCGACCCCAACGGGCACTCTCGACGGTAGAGTGAGGGGAAATCCAGATCATATTACGGACAACCCAGACGACCCGCTGGACGAGATAAGGACCCAATCCGGCCTTTCCATGCGGGGACTTTTGAAAGTCCCATTGTCGCCAGGCCTTCACCAGGGCAAGCTGGGCTTCGCCGAGGAGCTCGTCGAGATCAACCCGCGCGTCACGGGCTGCGCTGGCATAACGGGATACGATACGATGGGGGATTTGCAGATGTTCCGCGGTGAGCGGCGTGGCAAACGAGGCTGAGCCGCTGATCTCCACCTTCATGGAGTCTCCTTTTAGCTCACCACCTGGTTCTCGGTCACGACGATGCCTATCCCCGCCGTGGAAACCGGAGACGACTCTTCGACCAGCCGGCGCTCGGCGAGTCGATTGGTCAACATATCGAGTCGCTCCTGGAGTTTCTCCAATCTCTGGCGGATGTTGTAGAGGGCCTCCAGATAGTGCCCGGCCGTCTCGCACTCCCGGAGAAGGGCCTCCCGGAGGATGCGGTTCTCGGCCAGGGCGCCGGCCAGCAGACCGGCCCGACCGGTCAGGAGATTCGAGGTGACGCCCAGGTGTTCGTGGGCAGGGGGAACCGTGGCAGTGTCAGGGATCATGGTAATTTCTCCGGGTCGAAGGCCAGATAGGGCCCGCACCCCAACCAGTCCGGGGCGCGAATGAGGGCGGTCGTGCGCAGGCAGGTGTGCCCCGCCGCGTGGGCGAACGGGTCGTCGTGGTAGGCCCGTTCGGCCTGAGCGTCGGCGCGAGCTTCCCAGTCGAGAAGGGCCAGCAGATCCTGCCGATGAGCCGCCAGGAGGCCGCGGAGGGCGGGTGTCAGGGCGGAGGCCGGCCGGGCCACGGGTCCGCCCTCACGGAGTGAGAGCGTCACCCCCGCGGCCTGGAGGGTCGCCCGAACCTCAGAGGCGGTGAGTGTCATGGCTATTCCTGCTTTCAGGACAAACCATCTTGGCCTTGAATCTGCCGATAGTGCTCGCGCAACTCGTCCTTGTCACGCTTGCGGAACTTGAAGTAGAGCTGTACGACAAAATCCTCACTGTAGGGAAAATCAATGTCCCTTTTCTCGGTCCGCTCCATCCAGGCCGTCCGCGCCCGCTGAAATATGTCGGCGCGATAACGGGAGTGGATTCCCCAGGTGTCCGCCCGAGACGTGACGCCAGCCACGCTGTCCCGCCGATCGTTTTCGTAAAAAACGTCCAGAACGGCGGCTTCAATGTACTGCCAGCACAGATAATTTCTCGCCTGGTCCCTACTATCCATGTCACACCTCCCCAAAGAGCGGCGGGGTTACTCCCGCCAGCCGCCTCCGAACCAGGTCCACCTGAGAAGCCCGTAGGTCGCAACCGATACCGACCCGGCCATTGGCCACGGCGACGGCGATCGTGGTACCCGAGCCCGCGAAGGGGTCGCACACCACCCCAGCCGGGGGGCAGAAGGAGCGGACGAAGAACTCAGCCAGCGATTCCGGGAACGGGGCCTCATTTTCGTGACAGAGGTCGTCGCCCATCGCCCCCCCGCCCACCACACAGTCGATCACGTTGCCCGGGTTGGCTCTCTCGGGAGGGCAGTAAACCCGCCCCGCCCGTTGGCGGGCCCGGTGCGGACCCACATTCTCCCGGTCAGCCATGGAGGCATAACCCGTGTCGTTGGCCCGTCGGCCGTCCTCCAGGCGATGGCTGGGGTTCCCGCCCGGCTCCCACTTTGGGGGCTCACCCATGGCCGTGTTGTTCGACCAAGGCAAAGGCCCCCCGTTGGTGGCACAAACCACGAACTCGTAGTCGTGCCGCAGCCAGTCCGGGCCGCCGGAGCCTGGAATGCCGACGCGGTGGTAGATCGGCGGACAACGGAGAGTGATGCCTTCGGCGCGAAGCGCGGCCATCAGGAGCGCTGGCGAGGCGGTCCAGGCATAGCCCCGGGTGCGGCCCGCCACCACGAAGGCCACCAACCCCTTGCAGCATGACAGGGAGGCCTTGAAGACCTCCACCATCCACGTCACCCAAGCGTCCGTGTCGCGGGCCACGCCGAGATCTTCGCCGTTCTCCAGGTAGAGTCGGGCGTCCTCGTAGGGTGGCGAGCCGAAGATCAGGTCAATGCTCCCGGGCGCTTGGCGGCGAAGAAAGTCGAGGCAGTCTGCCTGTTCGACCCGCCACCGGTCGCCGCTGACGACGGCCGGAATGTCCGGCCCGCTCGCACGGGCCTCCTCGCGGGCCTTCTTCCTTTCCAGCTCCTGGGCCAGCCGCCGCACTCCGGCACTGGTCGGCGCTTCGCCGTTCTCCCGGCACCAGCCGAGGTAGGCCTCGAAGTCCTCCTCCGGCACACTGGCGGCTTTCTGCCAGCGGTGGGAGTCGATGCGATTGACGCCTTCGGGCAGCCCCCCAATTGTTGCATCATGCAACAATTGGGGATTGCCCGGACGGACGGTCCGAGCCAACATCTCCCCCAATTGCCGCTCGGCCCGGAGCTTTAACTCGGCGGCATCCCGCATAGCCTCACCGGCGTCGTCGTGCTGGCGCAGGTAGAGGCGGATGGCCTCGGCCTGGTCGCGGATTTCCTTGACATCCTCGATAGTGCGGGCCTCGGCCAGCAGTTGTCGGCCCCGGCTGATTAGCTCCAGTTGCCGGTCGGGGGCCGGAGCGACGGGGTAAGACTCTGCCCCCGCGTCGTTGTTCGGACTCATGGTCTCCTCCCTTCCCTTAGCACGATCTTCTCGCAGTTCCCCACTTCGACTCGTAGCAGCAATGCCCAGCACTCCCCCCAGGTGTCGGCCCGGCAGGCGGGCGCCCACCGGCCCCGGGGCAGGCGGCGGACCCAGCCGACGAAGGCGGCGCTCACCGGTTTCAATCCTTGGATAGAGGCTGATAGTCCCCACACCAATCATCGGCGTAGGTCACGGGCCAGACCCTCGCCGCGAAGTCGCGATTGGAGTTACAGCCCGCGGCGTCCATTAGTTGCGCCGCCGGAGCGTGACGACGACATTGCCCCCTCTCGTCTTCTTCCGGGTCGAAAAGTCTCCAGAACCTGCAGTTGCTGCAATTGTCCATGATCTCGGTTTGGTTCTTGTTCATCAGGAACTCCTTGCAGGAGGGGGACACGGCCGCCAGAAATTCGTCGAGACAGTGATACAGTGAGACAGTGGGGAGGTAAGTCGTTATCTGATCGGCACTTGCCCACTGTATCGCCTCGATACACTGGCGATACAGTGAGACAATGGGGTGGTCACGGTCGAGTCCACTGTCCCACTGTATTGCCAGTGTGTCGTCAGTGTATCGAGGCGATACAGTGGGCAAGTTGTTTGCCTGCATGGACTTAACTCCCCACTGTCTCACTGTATCACTGTCCAGGGTGGTCAGGCGGTGCGACAGTGATTGTTTCGCGCTTGCCCTGGCTAGACCTCGATCTCGTCACGTAAGGGTGGCCAGTTCTCCGGAACCCACCAAACCCATGTCCGGTCTCCCGTGACATCGACAACTTGCTTGGCCTTCGGAAGTTCCAGTTTGTGCTTGGCCTGGAAGATCGCAATGCGGGAGATTCCCTCCGCTTTGGCGGCGTGGAACAGTTCGTCACTGGGCCACTCTCGCTTCTGGCGGAACAGGTCGATGAGCCACTCCTGGGCCACCACTCGCCGTGGTTTCGCCGGCTCGTGGTTGACGGCGGCGTCAGCCTCCGTGTCCACCTCGCCGAGCCACTCGATCCGGGCGAGTTCACCCGTCGGCACCAGGCGGTACGCCAGGCCCTTGCGCTCCGGGCCGAGGTTCGACTTGATCGGCAGGAAGAGCCGTCTCTGGTGGTCGTCTGGGTCCTTGACAAACAGGTGAGCTGCCCTCACGGCGGCGACCCAGGCCACCGAACCCATGACCCGGGTCGCCGCATCGACCCGGCCCACCGCCTTGTTGAGATGGGTGTTGAAAATCACGCTGATCTCATGCTGGGAAGCGAACTGCTGCAGCGGGGTAAGGAGCCGCCGAAGTTCCGAATTCTTGTGATCGTCCACGTCTAGCAGGTAGGAAGTGGGCGGGTCGATGACTGCCAGGCGCGGCCGGAGGTCGGGGTGCTTTTCGGCCATCTGGCCCAGGGTCTTTTCGAGTAAGGGCAGATCGGCCAGGGAGAATCGATTCAGAGCCGCGAAAGTGAGAAAGGCCACGCGATCAAGTAAAGCTTCTAGAGCCATGAGGCGCGGGACTAAGGTGTCCTCCGGGTCATCTTCCCCACTGATGTAGAGTACGGTCCCGGCCTCCCCACTGGCGGCCCCGCACGGCCAGTCCGCCCCCCGTGTCACCCGAGAAGCTATGTCCAGGAGGCAGAACGTTTTCCCGAGCCCGGCGGGTCCGGCGAACGTGGTCAGTTTTCCCAGTGGCACTGTGGCGGGCCACAGCCAGCGGACTGCCCGAGGTTCCACCTCGTTAGCCCACTGGATGAGCGACTCGTTGGCATCGGGCTCCGCCGGCTCCTCGGGCCGGAACGGCCTGTCCCAGGCGTCCCCGCGCTGGTCTTCGGGAAAGGGGTCAGGGGACGGCGACCCATACTTCCCATGGCGGCGAGCGAATTCATATTCTTTCCGCACCCGCTCGGCGTCGATTTTTCCGTTGTGACTGTTCACAGTCGATCTCCCCGAGGAGTTCCGCCACCAGGGGACGGAGCACCTCACGCAACTGGCCCGGGTCGGACAGAATCGCCGCCAGCGCCTGCTCGGTTTCCCCGATCGGCAGCGCCGGCGGCAGACCAGTTGCGAGCCGCTCCAGGGCTATCCATCTCGTGGATGCCAGGACTAGGCAAGGGTCCCAGCTGTCGAGACGGATGCCCGCGGCTTCGAGGACCTGCCGACCGGTACGCGGGTCGTAGGGCGAGGGAGGGCGAGGCCGGGCGCGAGTGGCGTCACGGAACCGGCGCCATTGTTCCCGAGTTGGTGGCGGCACATCAGAATCGCTCGGCATGGACGGTCTCCCGGAGAAGGTGGCGCAGCCAGGCCGACAGGGGGGCGAGGCACTGGCAGTGCTTGCAGGTCTTGTCCGCTCGCTTCGCGAAGGTGAAACTGGGGCAGGAGCACCACCAGGCTCCCGACTTCTGCCGCCCGACGAGGTAGCAATCGCCCGTATCGAGCCGGGTGAGCCGCACCGACCGCGGCAGCTCGGGCACTCGCACGCCGGCCTCCTGGTGACCCATCACGGGTCCGCCGAGGGTGAGGTCGTAGCTGCGCTCCTCTCCCTCGGCGTCGGGGATCTGAATCGTGCCGGCTCCACGGTCATCGATCAGGATCACCGTCATGTCTCGGCTCCTTTCGCCGCCAGGCTGACGGCCGGACCGACGTCCTGGTTGTTCCGCGCGTCCAGGACTCGCTCCAGGAAGCCAATCCATTCGGCCAGCTGTACCCCCTCGAGCCGGAGCCAATCACCATGGCCAAATTTCTGCCCCAGACGGGTTGCATACCAGTGGTCCGGCTTCCCCACCCGGGCCATAAGTTGCTGAACCTGCCCGCGCAGGTCCTCCAAAGGCCCGGGTCCCGATGTCGGCCTGGGCGGTGCCAGCCCCGGCGCCGCGGCCATGCCCACGCCCCTGGGCAGCGCCCAGTCCGGCAGGGCCGGGGGACGCGCGAACCGCCGCTTCTGGGGGTCGTAGTCGCACCACTGCACCGGCAGCCGATAGAGGTACCGGCCGATTCCGAACTTCACCGCCGCCCGCTTGAGAGCGTCGGAGCATGCCGCCTTGCGGCGGTCACCCTCATCAGACTGCTCACTCTGTCCGCCGACATCCGTCTTTGTGATCCACTCCGTCCCTCGCCGGACCGACAGCTCGCAGATGGCGGAACCGTCGGGGAGGAATTGATAAGTATCCTGCCAGCCCAGAACCCCGAACACGGAATCCAGTCGATCCATCACGACCCGGGCATCGATGTAAGCCAGCGCCAGGGCCCGATTGCCGCTGACGGTCTGCGGCTTGAACTTCACCTCGCCAGGCTCAAACGGCGCCAGCAGCGCCTGCTCGATCGCGCGTGCGTCCCCGTCTTCGGCGGACGGGGTGGTTGGCTGCTTCGTCATTGTGGCCTCCGGTTCTTTTCTTCCAGCAATTCCTCGCGAAAGATGCTGACGTTCCAGGCCGCATCAAACCCGAGTTGCGCCTTCTGATTGTCCACGCGGATGAGTTCGACCCAGATGACCTCCCCCGAACGAGTCAGGATACGGACTCGTTCACCTTCCTTGCGTGTCAATACCAGCATGATCTCCTCCTCAGTTCCTTGGGCATGAGAGCCCCCGCAGGTGATTGGGCAGTCGATAGAGCGCAAGGCCCCAGACGACGCATCCCGGCCCCAGCAGTACGCGCACTCGAATCCAGGGGAGTCCGGGTCCGCTCTGCATCCGCCCGTCCTCGAGCCAATAACCCGGGCTCACCGGCAGTCGGTAGCCCGGGTAGTCGAACAGCTCCAACTGCGCATTTGCCGGAGATTCACCCATGGGACGCCTCGCTTCCCTCGTCACGGGCCATGTTCAGCAGTTCCAGCGCGAGCAAGTGCCGCCCATGGTGCTGGCCGTAGGCCTCGGCTGTGTACACCGATGGATAATTCAGGTAGTGCTCGGCGTATTGGGCCGAGAGTATGGCCTCAGCCTCGGCGATCTTACGCACAACGATGAGCCATTCACTCGGATTCATGGGATCTTTCTTCCTCGAACAAAGGCAATTTCTGGGCTGCTCGCTCCACATAACGTTCGATCCGCCGGTCCAACTTGTCCTGCTCCGTCCCCGGCGGAGGCTCCCAGCAGCCCTGCTGGTGTACTCGCGTCAGATGGCGTGAATGTTCGCAACGGGTGCGCGGCCGGCCCGGCTTTCCGTGGCAGGGCTCCCCACAGTAGGGGCAGGGACGACAATGTCGATGGTGCTTTGCCATCAGTCCCCTCCCCGTTCGGACGGATGCCCCAATTCCTCAAGGAGCAAATCGGCCAGTCGGACTGCATCACGGGTCACACTCGAGAGGCTCCCCGGATAGGATCCCGCGAGGAGGCCGGACAGAGCCTGCCCGGCCAGGAAACAGCGGATCTCGGGCAGATTCAGGCCGCTGAGGTCATTGACGGGTCGCATTCTCTTCCTCCTGGCCCGGCTCGATGGCGAAACACCAGGCCTCGAAACTCCACAGTCGTGAGTCAGGATTCTGCGCCGTAATGGCGTACACGTACATTCCGTTCAGGTAGCCTGTGGCCACGTACAGGCCGAGACGGGCGTCCTCCAGCCGGGCGGCGAGAGTCTTCAACAGATCCAGGGCCACCTTTTCGCCGTGGACAAAATCGATATCGACGATGGGCATGTCTTACCTCAGAAGGGGACGGGCTGCTCCCGGGTTACTTCGACGTGGTCGAACTTCCCCTCGGGGGTAAACATGCTGTGGCAGCGGTGTCGTTCGAGGCGGCCGTCGCTCCACAGGGTCCAGCACACGGAGGGGTCGCTGCTGTCCCGCAGGAGCACACACAGGGGGACGTCATGGCTATCGGTCAGCAGAAACGCCTGGGGCCCCTCGGCCTCGAGCCACCACCACTGGAGGATCTCTGCGACCACAACGGCCGTCGGGACACGGTGCCGGTACTGGCACGACAGGCCGTGGTGGGCCGGACCGTGCACATGAATGACCGTAAACATTGACCACCTCCTTTAATCTCCATGCCTGCCACGCCGGGCCTAGCCTTGGCGAGCCAAGCCCAGCCGGTCCTGCCATGTCGTGCCAAGCCTTGGCGAGCCGAGCCCCGCCGCGCCTGCCAGGTCGTTCCGCGCCGTCCGAGCCTGCCAGGTTCTGCCGTGACCGGCCCTGGCACGCCGAGCCGGAGCACGTCTAGCCTGCCGGGGCCTGCCGTGACCAGGCATGCCCTGCCGTGTCGCGCCTTCCGGCCCGCGCCTGCCGTGTCCTGCCGTCGCCAGCCTGGCCATGTGGCGCCGGGACTGGCCGCGCCTGCCGTGACAAGCCTCGCCGGCTCACGTCAGGCCAGGACTCGCCAGGCCCGCCGTGGCGAGTCCTGACGCGACCTGCCACGTCGACCCAAGCCGTGCCCGATTCTTCACCCGCTCACGCCGACTCGGGCTCGGGCGCGAGGACGGTGCGGTACTGCTCGACGAGGTCGTGAATCTCTTCAAAGAACTCTTTCATTTCTTCCAAGTAGCAATAGCGCTGCCGGAGGGACTGCACTTCCTTCAGAGCCGCCGAGATCAGATGCGTCCTGCGGACCGTGTCCTTCAGCACTTCGGTCGTGCGGCGATAGCCGTGCCCGTCGACGGCCAGGTGCACGTAGGCGCGCACTTTCTGCGGGGCGGTGCGCACGTGGATGACGTGTGCCTTGATCAGCCGCCGCGCCTGATCGAGCCGATGGGCATGCGCGGCGACACTGTCATCCCACTCAAACTGTTGCCCCAGTTCGGAGTTGCGATTGGCCTGTGCGCAGGCCAGCACAGCCTCCGGCAGCAAGATCCGCTCGGGATCCTGTTTCCGGATCCCCTCGAGCGTCTTCGCCAGGGTCTTACTGATCATTGGATTCCTCCTCCGGTTCCACGGTCTCCACGACGCGAAAGAGCCCCCAACCCATGCCCGTGCTCTTCTTGCTATCCGGCCGACCCTCGCCGATTCCCACCTGACAGCCGACCCGCATGAGGAGGTTGATGACATCCGTGTCGGTGAAGACGTCGGCGTCGTAGCGGATCCGCACGACGGCCTCCCAGCCCTCCTCCCAGAAGGGCCGGGCCCGGATGTCCGCCACCCCAGATTCATTCCTCACTGGGTGCTCCCGGCACACGGGCTTGCCCTTGGTGATGCGAACCAACGGAGTCCCGTCCAGGGTGTCCTTGCCGTCGGCGATGATGTAAACAGCCAACTTCGAGACCGTCATGGCAAACCCGCACAGTCGGCACGCACTCACGAGCGCATTGCGGAACGCCCCCGCCGGGATACCCCAGCCGTCCGGGAGGCGATACTGGGCCTCCTCGAAACAGGCTTCGAAGTTCTTGGGGTCCCGCTTGCGACCCTTCTTGGCCGTGGAGCCCTCCGCCTGTCGCTGTCGCATGATCTCTCGGGCTTTGATACTGAATCTGTTCTGACAATACTCCGTTTCTCCGCAGATGCGGATCGCCACCTCGTGCATGTTGGGTTCACTGATGGTCAGGATCGGCGCCACCACTTCCCCGGCGGTTGCGCCGTTCGTCAGTTCCGCCTGCACGCGAACCACTTTGGTCGTCCGCTTCGCCATGCTTCGATTCCTTTTAAGGTGTTGAAAAAAATATTCCTCTGCTCTGTTCACCATGCCTGCCATGCCTGCCATGCCTGGCCCGGCCCAGCCCACCGGGCCTAGCCATGCCCTGCCTGCCGTGTCGAGCCAAGCCTCGGCAGGCCCGGCCTGGCCACGCCAGGCCTGCCGTACCGCGACCTACCCCACCGTGCCCCGCCCAGTCGAGACGAGCCATGCCTGCCTTGACTCGCCCTGACTTGCCCAGCCTCGCCTGGCCGCGCCTGCCGCGCCTGGCCTGGCCTCGCCTGGCCGCCCTTTCCCCGCCGCGCCTGCCGTGTAGAGCCTCGCCTGGCCGCGCCTGCCGCGCCTGGCCACCCGAGCCAGCCCTGGCCGCGCCTGCCGCTCATTGGCGACACTTGCCATGATCTGGTGCTCCATCAGGGGCGTAGGTCGTTTCTCTCGTCTGACACGGGTATCCTACTCTCGGCGGCTAGCCTTGTCAATGGAGGCTAGCCACTTTTTCCAAATACATCAGAGGCTTGCCTTAACTAGAAGCGACCCCTATACTTAGATGGTGCCGTCCAAGGCTGCTGGAGGCTTGCAATGGCAACTTGTGCCGGTACAATCCGGAGCATGGGAAGAAAAAAGAAGAACCCCCAGAGTCGGGCCCCCAATTACGCGCTGTTCGCTCGCCTGCCTCCTGGGCTAGGTGCAGCATTCGACCGCTACCTGGAGAGCCAGCGACCCAAGCCAACGGCCAATTCCGCGGTGGTCGTGGCAATGGAGGAGTTCCTCCAAAAGCGGGGATTCTGGCCTCCCCCGTCCGACCAGCCCCCGGCGGGCGCCTGACTATCCCTTCCTCCGCCCTAGCTCCCGATCAAGAAAGTCTGTAGCTGCCCGGTGGGCTCGACGGTCGGCCTCCTCGATGGTCCTGAGATCGGCTTCCAGTTCGATGATCCGGCCCCCGGTACAGCAGGCGATGAACTCCACTACTGCCCGCCGCGAGATCCGCCAGCAGCCGCCCGCCTTGAAGGCACGCAGGGTCACAGTCTGACCCCGCACTCGATGGCCGCGACGAATCCATGCTTGCACGATGTCAGTTGACACCTTCAGTTCAGCCGCGACTTCGGCCACACTCAAGTAATCGCACTCCGCGCCCACGGCTCGCCCTCCGCAAAAGGGGACGAGAGGCAATCTAACGGACTGGTCGGGGAAGCTGGGGGGGGCAGTTGGGAGGGTTCCGGGGAATTCGCGGCGTCTACAGGATGCTGATGGGGAGGATCCGGGGAAGGTCAATCCCCGGGTAGGCTTTCAGCCAATCGGTAGGTGCCCCGCAGGTGGCCGGGTTGGATCAGTTCGCCCCAGCCGCAATGAACCCCGCCGGGAGCCTTGAAGAGGTCCCTCGCCCGGGAGCCCTCGGACTCGGCCGCCTCGCACAGGGCCGCACCCTGGACATCCGGAGCGCCTTGCTCCCAGCCGGCCCACAGCGCCCGCACCGCGGCCGCCTGGGCGGAGTTGAACTGGTACTCGCGGGGGATCGATTCCCCGTTAAACGTCCACCAGACGTAACGGTAATCTTCGCTGTGCCGACGCGGGGCCTGGCCATCTTTCGGAGTAGGGGCCACCGGGAGGCGCAGGCGGTCCCCATCGGCGAGGATGATTTCCAACGTCCGCGGCGGGGCGTGCGGCGCGTAGTGCGCGCAAAAGAGTCTGACGAGCCGTTGCAACTCCTCGAAGGGAGGCGGGGGCTCCTCGGGATGGGATGGCAAGGATCGGGCCTCCACGGCGAGGACCCAATCAATGTACTCTAGTGACCCCTGTCTCTAGAAGGGTGGTATGGCGGACAGTCACTACCTTCACCCGGTTTCCTCGGCCGCCCGTCGAGCGGCCTCGTCGTCGGGGGCGGCGTAGCGCTCGGTGGTGCTGGCCTGGCCGTGGCCCAGCTCGGCCTGCGCTGCGTCGAGGCCATGGCTGGCTCGCACCCGGGTGCCGCGGGCGTGGCGGAGTTGGTGAGGGTGCCAGGGCTCCACGCCGGCGGCCCGGGCCGCAGTCGCGATCAGCCGGGTATAGTGTCGGCGCGTCGGCGGGGACAGACGGCCCCTCCGGGCGAAGAGATAATCATCCGGCGTCCGGGCCGCCTCCAGCCAGGGCTGGAGGACTGCTCGAGCTCGGGGGCCCAGATACACCACCCGCCGGGCGGATTCCCCCTCGATGGGAGAAGGAATCCCCCAGGCCGAAGTGGGCGATTCAGCCTTGTGGCGCAACGACTTCTGACGAGTGTAGGGGAGGCAGCCGGAGAGGGAAACTGGACGGAAAATCAGGGGGAATTTCCGTCGGGGGGAGATGGGAGTCCGTCAGCTTTTCCGTCACCAAATCGACTCAGGGTGGCGCGGGCGAGGTCGGCGGCGCGAGCGGCCTCGTGGCGACTGTCGAAGAGCCCCAGCTCCAGATCCTTCTGCTGGTCGGGCAACCAAATTCTTACCCGGTAGCGGCGGCCGTGGCGCCGCACCCCGACCTCCTGACGGTGGGCCACTGTGCCCGTCTGGGTCGAGGCGATCCGCCCGACCAGCGGACAATCCTGAGGGTGGAACAGGGCCAGGCCACGGGCGGCCCGGCGACAAAGGACCTTCAGCTTTCCGGGAGTACCAGCCGGGTGGGAGGTGGGAGAAGGGGGAAGAGGAGGGTCGGGGGTATCGTCGGCGAGCTGGTGCTCGGCACCGCAGATCGAGCACTTCCAAATCCGGATGCCGAGACGGAAGTCCTCCGCCTCGGTGAGATCCAGCATGGGCTCACCACAGCACCGCCGCACACTGATCGGCACGGGGCGCCCCTCCCTAGACCATAGGCGTCCGTCTGGAGTATACCGGGATTCAGGGCATCGTGCCAATGCGCAAAGTGCGGCGGACCGCCTCGCACTCGTCACGCGAGAGGGTCCGCCACAGCCGTTTCAACTTTCGGCAGCCCCGCCAGGATTGGATCCACCTTTTGCGGGCGATCAGATATTCCTTAGCGGGGCAGATCTTCACTTCTCGTCGGGCGGGTGGTCCCTCGACAGACAGTCCAGCAGGAGCAGATTCTGCGTCAGAGCCTGGATCAGCGCCTGCTGCTGATCCTGCAGGAGATCGACGCAATGGTCACAACAGTGATCCGTCTTCGGGCCTGATGACAAACGCTCACCCGTCATCAGGTGACGACCTCTGGCCAGTCGCCTGCGACTCGCGGACCCGGCCAGGTCGTTTATCAGCGCCTGGATCAACGCCGCCAGTCGAGGAATCTCGTTGGCCAGAGCCACGAGATCGGCAACCAGATTGTCCCAGTTCGGATTCTTCACAGTACTCATTATAGTTCTCCTCAGATAGAATTGCCCCCAACTGGAGGCGTCCTTTCACCTTCACCGGCCGCGACCGCATCCAGAACAATGGCCGCATCCGGAACAATTGCCCCAGGACCCGCCCCAGTAGCCCCCGGAAGGCGCACCGGTGGGAAGGAAAACGGGGGCCTGGACTGGTGGGGGTACGGGGTACGCCGGGGTGGCCCAGAAGGGATCCCTGAACGTCGCGGGGACAAGAATCATGACCGGGGCCGAGGCCGGAGCCGGGACCGGGACCGCCTGCCGCTTCGGGCGCGGCAATCGGATCAGGCCCGGCCGGCACCCGCAGTTCGTGCAGGGCCCCGTGGACTCGGCGCCATGGCACCAGGAGAAACAGAACAGGCAGAGCAGCGCACCGGCCAGCACGAATGCCCAGGTTCGCATCAGAAACCGCCGATCACTATCATCCACGGTTCACCTCTCTTACCCTGGGAAGTCGAGGACCAGTTTGGCCGCAGCGACCTGCGCCGCGGTAACGTCGGCCGCGAACTGGCCGGCGACTTCGCCAGCGATCTTGTCGGCGAGGGCCTTGAAGGACTTGACGTCCTGTACGACCGGGTTCGGCGAGGAGTCGATCGGATAACTGCCAGCTGCCAGCGCTGTACCTAGAGTGAGCGTGGTGTCGGCCACGGTATGGGACCCGGCCGCAAGGGATATTGCCACCTGCAGGAGATTCCCGGTCGGCACGGGATGCGGCCCCGGGAGAGGAGGCACGCCCACGGTTGTCGGTTGCCGGGTCCAGGCCTCGGCGCAAGTGCCCTGGATCCAGGCAAAATCGACGACGCCAATCGTACTCCACGTATAAAGGTGGTAACAATCGGGTTTGTTGGGGTCCACCCCAGTCGGAAGCGGCACGCCCAGGGCTTGGAAGCAGTAGGCCGCCGTGCCGTAACCGGACAGACTCACGCAGTGGTCCGTACTCCTGCCACTGCTCCTGCCGAAGGCATGCCAGCCCATCTGATTGCCGGCGCTTGAGGGCAGGTCGCTCGACGAGATGGCAATCTTGACCGGCCCGGCCGAGTTCGGATCGGAGATGGCCGCCTGCAGGATTGCCGCATTGGAGTAATCGACGCCCAGCTTGTTGCCATCGTCGTAAGTCTGCGGCCCGACGACGAAGCCGTTGGACTTCATGGCGTCCAGGACACTGGACAGATCGGCGCCATCGAGAAAGCCGTTCTGCTGAGCCCAATTGATGACCGTTCTAGCATCGATAAAGATCTCTGGCAGGTAACAGGCCTTGGCGAAGGCTTCCTCGGCGGTCACACAATCGCCGTACTGGTTGTTCCCCCACATGTCCAGCTTTGCTGGCACGTAGGAGAACTGGGTCGGCGCCTGGCGCCGGATTCGGTAGGGTGCGGCGGCCAGGAGCCGATGCGGCGGCGAAGGCCGCGCGCCGGTCTTGAAGCGTCCGGAGACGACATCGGGATGAGCCATGTAGATACCCCTTTACTTTTGAGGCGATGACGTGGATTCGCGGGACCTATCAAGGGTGAGGGTATCGAGCCGGGTATCCATTTCGTTAATGCGGCACAGGATGCGGTCGAGCTGCAGCTGCATCAGGCGGAACGATTCGACGGACAGTTGACTGGAGGCTCGCCCGATCGCCTCCCCCTCGGCGCGGCCGGAACTGGACGCCATTTCGAGGAGTTGCGTCAATCGGGAGTTGATCAGGACGTGCAACTGCTGGAGCTTGATCAGCGCGATCATTGCCGGCATCCCGGCGACGATGACGGCGATGCAGCCGCCAAGGATCTGATCGAAGGACATGAGAAGAATCCTCCAGAGTCCCACCCTACCTCGAGACGGTGGCGGCGCTCGCCTAGCTCACCCGATCTTCACGCCGGCGCCTACCACTTGCCCGCCGGACACTTCTGCTCCGCCCACGCCGCCTTGACACGCAAGCCGCAGCCGCATAGTCGGCAGGAGCCGGCGACGTAATTCTCGCATGCCTCGCAGAGGCCGAGCCGGCGGGTGTACTCTTCCTCGTTGACTTTGGGCAAGCCGGCCAAGAGATGATGCCCGACGGCGGCCAGAAAGTTGCCTACTCTGGCCAGCAAGCCGGAGTCAGGGTCTTTCGCTTGGCCGTCCCAGAGGGCCCGATAGGTCGGGTCATTTTCGTAGAGCCAGCAGACCCGACAGAGTGGTTCCGGCTCGGCGTGTCGGCATGGCTTCATTGAGTCAGCAAGGCAAAATAACCAGCGGTACACAAGACATTAGAGGGATAAGCGCCGTGTTGGATGTTTACAGGATTGCAGTTGAAAGCGACACTATTCTGATAGCAGTAAACGGTATTCGAGGCGGATCGGAAGGTCGAGTCGGGTCCCAGACTGAAACACAGTCGGAGTAAGTAAATGCTAGGGCCAGGGGCGCAGTCCACTCTTGGGATACAGTAGCCGTTGCCCAGACTGCACGACACTGCCCGTGCAGGCGTCGTCCAGGCCCCCTTCTGGCCGCCGCTGTAAGCCGGATCGTTGGGGTCCCAGGTCATGGTGTAGCTACCGCCGGCAGACAGACAACTGCAATCTCCAATAGGTGAGACGGTAACATACAATGTTGCGGGCAGATTTACCCCAGAGCAGCAGAAAAGAACAGGGGATGAACACGGACAGGTTGTGTTGTAACAAAACAATCCGAAGAGGCTTTTTATCACACTGGAGGTGCCAGTCTTGAACCAGAAGTTGGCCACGGCCTTTCCTCCCTCAGCAGGTGGTCACGCCGTACCAGGCGAGGTTACCCGAACTGTCATGCCCAAGCAGCTGCTGAACGCCAGCGCTGTAACCGGAAATGGCCTGGTAATTGAATATGGCTGTGATGTTGATAGCGGTTCCGCTGTCTGACACTGTCCAGATCATGACCCCGTCATCGTTGCAGTTGAGAATGCTGCGGGGCGTCCCAGTTGAAGCCCCCGAGTTATGCTCGCCCTCGATGCCGCCGCCACCTCCTCCGCCTCCCACGACCGCTTCAACGCCGATCTGGTCACCGTCGTCGGTAATCGTCCAGGTCACACCGCCCCCGTCGCTAAAATCAATCACCTTGTAGGGTTCTGTCACCACAACGTCGTTGTGGGAGCCCGACACGCCGCCTTCTCCGCCTTCTCCGCCCCCTCCGCCTCCTCCGCCCCCTCCGCCCCCTGCGGATGCCGTGGTAGCCAGGAGCGCCCACTTCTTGAGGCCGCACAGGTCCCACCATAACCAGGCCGCATCGGCCTGGGCGAGGATTAACTGTGGACTGTACTGAGCCGGAAAGTTGAACTGCTCGAAGGATTGACTGTCGCCGCCAGTGGCATCAAGAGTGAGGTTTTCGCTTGCGACATTGCGTAAAACCAGCAACTGCGGCCCCATCGCCCGGATCGCACTGCCGGGGCTGGGCTCGAAGACCGGCTCGTCACTACCGCTGCTGCCCTGGAGAGTGAGGGTCTTCTGATCTGCTTCTGCGACCGTCCACACCCCATTCGCGGCCGTCAGTCCCTGGACCCCGCTCACCTCTACCACATCCCCCGGACTGGGCTCGAAATTCGCCCAGCTCTCAACTGTCAGCACAATCGGGTCTTCATTGGTAGCGTTAAGAATCTGTCCCACGTTCAGCGGCAGACCCCAACCACGCGGAGTAATGCCAGTGATCCGCGTCCCGCCCGCATCAGGGGTGATATCGACTACTACTCCTTGCTGGTACGGACCGCCCAACGAGACGCTATCCCGAAGCATCTCTGACGGATTTTCTTGGGTGTGCAGAGACGAAAAAGTGAAGCTGATGCACTTCCAGAACAGCCAGCCCTCGATCATCAGGGGCGCCTGCACGTCCAGCGGGGGCGGCCCGTAAGGCGGGAGGGTGGTGAGGAGGTACGTTGGGTAGGGTGACCAACCGCCCGGCGGAGTGTAAGGCGGGAAGCCGGTCGTGGTGTAAGGCGGGTAGCTGCCCGGCGGCGGAAAGCCGCCGATCAAGAATGGACCCAAAATCTCGGTCGGCCCGATGAGCTGGAGTCCGGGCTGGATGGAATTGACAACGGTATCCTGCGCCCAGGCCTGGCCGGCATCGGTCTGGACAAAATAGACCCCGGACGGGGCCAGGGCGCTGGCCAGTGCCGCCTGAGTGGCCAGCTCCTCAAGGCCGCGGGCTGACAGTTGACCGGAACGATTGTCCCACCGGGGCGGTTCGAAAAAGGGCATGGCTCATCCGTCCTGCCAGTTGACCGGCGCCGCGACCTGAAACAGGGCATCATGATCTGCCGTTTTGTACAAGATGCTCCCGTCCTTGAAGGCGGCCGGGTAAAAATTACCGTTCGCGGCCGGGAAATTGTTCCACCCCGTCAGCCGGACTAGCCAACGCAGGTTTACTGTGAAAGTCACACTGCCGGCAGCCGAACGGCCCCGGCGGGTCTGCGGCTGGAGAAATAGCGCCGTTCCGGCGGGGAACCCGGGCCGATTAGGCCCGGCGTAGAGCAGGGCCTGATTGATGGTGCCGATGGTAGTATCAAAAATTGTCACCGGCGGATCCGGCACCTGGTGCCAAACATAGCGCACCTGAATGGTGCGCAGCAGCATCGCCCCCGGCTCGACAATCGTATTGCCCGAATAAGGACCACTAATGAAAATGAGTGGGTTTGCGGCTAGCAACCGGGCCAGTGGCAAAGCTTCCACGGCCGGCTCGAAATTCCGCTCAATCCACCGACTCTGTTCACCCACAGGGTGCATGTCCCGACTGGCGTCATCGCGAATCTCATATGGCAATTCGCGAAACGTGGCCTTTATTAGCGCCATGCCGTCAGAAAAGCTACCCCCGCCAGGGCCCGCAGCCCAACCTCCCCGATCATTGGAGACATAAGCGATAGCCGGAACCGGATTGCTCGGATCGGTGACGAAGGCCCCCTGCCCCCGCTCCAGCTCGAAATTGGTACAGTAGAGCCAGGGATAGACGGGGTCCTGGGCGGGCGGAATACGCGACAGACAGCCCCCGGCCTCGGGCGGGGCACCTGGGTCCGAAGTGATTGCGATCAGCGGTCCGCCCTGCGAGGTCAAGCCAGGCTGAGTGCTTGTGCTATAGCCGGGCTGCGTTTTCAGACTATATTTAGGTGGAACGTTGGCCGACACGCCCAGGAACCAAATTCGGGCGGCATCCAAAGTGCCCCAGGGAATCTGGTAATAGCGGACCGTCTCGCCTCCCTCCCCCAACCAACGCTCACGGTAGCCGTCGGCCTCCAGCAACAGGATCCCCGCCGGCATGGCCTGCAATTTGGCCGCCGAGTAGGTGATATTCGACAGGTTAGCGCGAGCAACCGTGGATCCTCCGATAATCTGAACGGGCATCTTCTATCTCCCTACGGCGGGGGGAATCTGTCGCACCGCCTCGTTGGTGGCCCCGGTATTGTCGCGCACCTGCTCCAGCAACTCATTGGTGCGTTGTCGCGTGCCGGGGCCGGCTATGCTGGCCATGGCAATGCGCCGGAAGGTCTGCTCCACTGCCTCAAATCCGCCGCCGCGGCGAGGAAGGGGTTTACGATCCGGCTTTTCTTTTTCTGCCGGAGTCGGGGCGGACGCCGCCGAGGTGCCCGTCAGCCAGCCAATGGCCTCGCCAAGCTGGCGGACCAGCCAGGCTAGTGCCCGAATCCCCTGGGCCAACTTGTTCAGTGCCCAAGCGAGCACATCCAGAATCTTTGAGGCTAACTTGCCGATGACTGAAAACAACGGTTCCAGCGCCTCATAAACCGCTTTCCCCAGATCCCAAAGGGCCGCGCTGACTGGCTTGAATGCTTCGGCTAGTGCGCTCAGTGCGTTGCGACCAGTCTCGGTGCCGACGACCAGAGCGGTGAGACCACCCAGCAAAAGCCCGATCAGGGGCAGTAGGGCACCGATTCCAGTAGAGCTGAGACCGGTCACGATTGCCGCGGTGAGGGCCCGGACTGCCGTGATCACCACGCCGATTGCCGAGGCCACCCGCGGAAACACTACCGCCACGGCCAGGGCTGCCGCAGCCGCCTCAGCCCAACGGGCAATGCTTTCGGCTTGCTCATCGGAAAGGTTGGTGATCCAGTTGACCAGATCACCGATTAGATCGATGACCGCCTCGATTTCCGGCTTGAAGAGCCCGCCGATCGCCAGACTCAGCTGCCCTAGCCACTGGTTCAGGATCTGACCCTGGACGCTGGCGGCCAGCCCGGCCAAGGCGAATAATTTTACCTGACCGACAACAGCGCCGAGTGCCCCGGTCGCCAGATTGGCTGCACGGGCCAGGTCGTCGAAGGATCTCGACCCGGCCACCCAACCCGCAAAATTGCCCACCTTCTTCCCGACGTCGGCCGCCTTCTCCCCCACCGCCCCCAGAAAAGAGGCGATCTGGGGAAACACTCTGGCTGCCGCCGACCCCACGGTCTGAATGCCAGCCCCCACCAGGCTCAAGGCGCCCCAGAAAGCCTTTGAGGCTTTTTCTAGGGCGTTCAGAGAGGATTTTAGCGCTTCTACCGCCTTCCTCGCATCGGGGAAGCCCGAAGCCGCACCTACGGCCTGGATGGCCGTGGTCACCGAGCCTAGTGAACTCTTTGTTGACTCAATGGCCTTCCGCACCTCGTCGAGGCCCTGGACTGAAAACTGAATCGCGAGGTCTGTCAATCCGGCCATCTATCGCCTCCGCGCATACTCGATTTTCTCAGCCCGCGACAGTCCCCGCCACCAGGCCGCGTAACCCTCCATCCCGCCAGAGTGCTCGGAGGGATCCGTAGAGCCCGGCGGCGGCCGGGGCGAGTCGAGATCCCCGTCGAGAGCCAGATCAATCTCGGCGGGAGTCAGGGTCAGAAATTCCCGGGGTGACACGTGGAGGTCGGAGTGCCAGAGCTGCCGGGCCAGTTCCCGCCAGTCCACCAGTCCTGCCCCGGAGGAGTCGCTCAGGGCTCGTCCGGGGCGCCGACGTTTCCCATCTGCCCCATCGCCCGCGCCAGCGTCTCGCCGGCCCGTCCGCCCAGGGCCATCACCATGGCCAGCCCGTCCGTGGGGGTAGCTTCGGGATGGTACGGCTTCAGAAGCTCGCAAAATAACACCGCCAGCCCGACCTCAGTGGCCAGATACTTCTTAGCCAGATCACTGGCCAGAGAGAACTGCCGAAGCTGATCGCGCACCAAGCGGCAGCGGGCATATTCCTCTTTCCATAAGTCTGGAGGGAGTCGGTCCGCCCAGATGGCCAGGTCGGCGAAGGGATCGCCCACCTGAGCCTCGATCCAGTCGCGGAAATTCAGGATTGCCTCAACCGTGAGCCGGCCTAGTGTCCATACTTTCCCGCCCACGTTCACCTTCTGCTCGCGACCCAGATCCATAGCCACCTCACAGCGCCGGGTAAACAAAAAGGCCCGCCCTGGAATTCCCCTTCACGTCAAACGAATATTTGACCTCTGATTCTACAGCGCTCTCGTAATGGACCTTTTCAATGATGGTCGGCACCTGGATGAAATTGGTTGGTGAGAGGTAGAAGTTAGCGATCCCGCTGATTCCGGCCGTGATCAGGGCCGCCCGGTAGGGGCTCAGGTCGAGGTCGTAGTCGGCATTCACGGTCCCGGCCGCGTCGCCCACGCCGGCGAGACGCGAACGGAATCCGCCCGAGCCGGTGTTGGTCGTGTCGAAGAGCAGCACAGAGATGTCGAGGCTGTGACTCTTGATATTGAGGACCACGCCCGCCCCGCCCTGGGGGTTCCAGCCGACCGGGACGTAGTCGCCACGTTGGAAGTTGAACACAATTTATCTCCCTTGTCATCGGCGGACAAACCGCAGCCACGTGGCGCAGTGCCGGCACAGGTGCTTGCCTTCTCCTGAGAGGGCGGCGAGATGCCCGCACTTCGGGCAGGCGGCTACTAGAACCTCCCGGCCGGCCTGAAGGACGACCCGGGCCGGGACATCCACGGCCTGGACGGCCTCGGCCTGTTCCAGGGCCTTCAGGAAGTTCGCCTGCAGGTCGAGCGGGTCCATTGTCCACCTCATAATAACATCATGAGTCCTACACCATATGACACGATGACCGGAGGCGGCCCTCCGGCTCGGCTTATTTTAATCAATCCTTGTGGCGACCTGCGGGCCAAGGAGGCGGCCAGAGCCTGGCGGACAAGCGTCCTGCCAACGGGTGGACGTCCGCCACCTCTGATTATGGAAACTCTCCCCTTCGGAGTCCTGGCTCGGAGAGCCGCATCCAGAGCCTGAAGGACTCGAGTCCTGCCAACAGGTGGACGTCCGCCACCTCTGACTATGGAAACTCTTCCCTTCGGCGCCCTGGCTCGGAGGGCCGCATCCAGAGCCTGGAAGATAAGAGTCTTACCGACGGGTGGTGGCAGGACGACCGGCGGGCGGACGAACGTCCGAAGGATCGGGGGGAACTGCTGTGGGCGCGTGGATGGCGCCCGAACAAATACCTGCCTTCCAGTCGGTCCTCGAGGCCCACCCTTGAGAACCTGCCTGCCACCCCGGGGCAGACGGGGGAAAATCGCCGCGGTTACGGCAGAGACAAATCGGAACCGACCCACCGGTGGGGGTGAACCGTTCCGAAGGATCAGTACCTTTCCTCTAGGCAATCGGGGGTAGAGAGCAGCAGTCTGCGCCTGGCTTACAACCCGGATTCGGCCTATGGGAGGCTGGTACTTAAATGCCACCCTTGATAGAGTGATTACTCGGCCACGAGACAGTCTGCCCCTCAGAGCCGCGTCTAATGCCTGCTGTACGAGTGGCTTACCAGCCAGTGCTGGTACGCCGTTAAATGGTATCGCTCCGTTAAAAGCGATAGTTGAGTCGTTAAATCCAGTTATGGTAGGGATAATAACAGGAACGACTGGCGGCGGGGTGGCAATCGTCTGGATCGTGACCGGCCGGGACGGCGGGTAAGGTCCCCAGCGCGCCTGTTGCAACTGAATCCTGCCGACGGCAGGGCTTTGCTGCGGCGTAGCACCCCGAAGAATGTACACTCGTCCCGCCGGCCGGCGGGCGAAGAGGGCCGCGCCGAGGGATTGTCCGAGGATCCTGGACCGCCCGACAGGAGGTCGGGGGCCTCTGCCCAGAGTGATCACGTCCCCACGCGGCAGGCGTGGGAGGAGAGCGGATTGGAGGGCCTGTCGAACAACTACCCTACCAATGGGAGGTGACGGGCCTCTGCCTAGGATGATCACATCTCCACGCGGCAGGCGCGGGAAGAGGGCAGGCTGGAGGGCCTGTCGAACGATCACCCGACCGACGGGGGGAGCGCCACCACCTGTCCGGACGATTACCCTGCTGCGTGGCAGAAGGCGCGGCGAGACGGCTGCCCTGGCCTGAGAGATGACTACCGGTCGTCCGGCGACGAATGCAGTAGCGGGGGAAGGTGGCGCTCCCTGCAGAATAATTACCTTACCGCGCGGCCGGCGGGGATAACTATCCGCTCCAATCGTCCGTACGATCTTGAACCGGGCGACAGCCGGCTGGCCGCCGCCCTTGACGACAATCGCACCACCTGAGGGGCGGCGTGCCGCCAGAATGGAGCATGATACCCCCCGGGGAATAATGAGTTTGCCAACGGGTGGTTGATACCGGCCGCCGCGTAAAATGACCGGTGCGTGCGGCTGTCGGCGCCCGAACACGGCCATCTATAGGCCACCTCTCTTTGAGAAAACCCTGCAGAGGGTATCTCTGCTGTCGGCCAGTTACCCCGTCACGATGCGGCGCCCTGGCCTCTGTGCGGGGGTCGGGGCGGCTAGTCGAGCTTCGTCGTCCGCGATCACATCCTGTCCGTCCACGATCCGCTGTAGGGCTGGCACATGGTGCCCCTGGATCCAGTTCAGCGCCGTGAGCACCCCGGTGAGGAGGGCCCGCTGATGAGTCGCCCCAATGTCCTGGCGTGACAGCTGTGCCTGAACCATCACCGCCGCCCTGGCCACATCATCTAGGTTGCGCATGCGCACGATCTTCCTTTCAGGCTCAGACTTCCACGATCACGTAGCAGTAGGTGTTGACCGTGGTACCAAAGGTCATGCGGATCCGCATGATCTTGTTGGCGGTGGTTCCGGGCACCAGCGGTCGATAGCCGAGCGGGAACTGCTCGATGAACTGGTTGGTCGGCGCGATCAACTGCGGGCCGGCCAGGTTGCGGACGGCAGTAATCGTGCCTTCAGAGGTGCAGGTGTAGCCTGTGCCCGAGGTGGACAGGGTGAAGAAAGTGGCGTTGGCATTGAACAGCAGAGCTTCAGCGTCGTACTGGGTGAGGTCGGCGGCTACTGAGGCCGTCACGGTGCCGGCGACTGCACCCGTGTCGATCAATTCGACCTGCCCAGGGGTAGCGGCGGCGCTGGCGTCGAAGGAGCAGCCCCACTCGACGATGCGCATGGGCACGAGCGGCAAGACCTGAAGCATCGTCTTGATTGTCGCACCGGTGGCCACCTTGGCGAAGGCGGTCGTGGTCTGCATGGGACCGTTGCCGATGAGGAATTGCATGAGAGAAGTTCCTTTCAGAAGTAGACCGCACCGGCCACCGATTGGCCGATGACAAGAGGCAACTTGGAAATCGTAGGAACCGCAACCGGCCGCAAGGCGAACGGGGCCGCCAGAAGGATCTGCCCGGAAGAGTTTCCGGCGTCAGTAATCGAGAAGGTGCCCGAAGATACCCCACCAGTCAATGTGCTCTGACCGTAACACAAGTCGGCGCTGGCATTGGACGCTGCCGCTGTACCAGCCGTGTTGCCATTGAGAATAAAATTCAGGGTGGACGGGCTGGAGGTCAACGTCCCGGAATTCCAATCAGCTAAACAGATCAGCTCCAGGGCTCCCGTGGTAACGGGAGTAACAGAATTGGCCGTGATACTGGCGGTGTTGCTATTCGTGCTACTGGTGGTCCCCGTGGCGTCGATCGGCGTGGAATTATCAACTCCCGTCCATCCAGTACAGAGCCACCCAAGTTCGTTTACCACACCACTTTTGGTAAAAGTCAGGTTGGACACGCTTCCCAGGGCCCAGAATCCAATCATTCCTACATAAGAACTTCCGTTGTTGGAGGTGAAATTGTTGAATAACGGTGTCCAGCCAGCCGGTGCCGACCAGGTTCCTACGGCGCTACCATCGTCGCTGCCGAAGGAGACAATGATGACATCTGTAGATGTCGTCCCGGTGGGCAGTGTAATTGCAATAGTAGAACCCGGACCGGCAACATCTCCCTGCTTCAGCCCGCGCAAGGCAATAGCCACAGGAATGCCTCAACTGAACTGGAGCCACAGACCAACATCGAGCGTATTACCACAGGTGTCCAATCGCACGCGAACGGCGTTTGCTTGCACAATAGCCCCGTCCGCCATCTTGTCAGGGATATCCCGAATGATACTTGGAGCAGCCGGAGTGATCCCGTCCTTCCGATAATTTCCTCCCTGCCAGTTATAGGGATTGCCTCCAGCCACTTCCCAGGTTAGCCCCCCGTCGTAAGAGGCGTCTAGCCAGATACTTGCTGTATGATTTGGGTCCAGTACGTCTGCATCGGTCATGATACTGCCGATGACAAGAGTGCTGAATGGTGCCCCGGTGTAGGGATTGATTCCCTGGGTGACGGCCAGAGCACTGCTGGTGTAGGTGCCCGGCAAGTAGACCTGTTGACCAAGAACAGTGTAGATGGGTCCTTGAAAAGACATGTTGCCTCCCTATTGGAATTTCGAGATCAGCCCACAGATGGCCGGACTGCCATTGCCCCGCAGGCCGTTGACCAGCACACCCCGCACCCGCAAGGGCGGCATCGGAAGGCGCGTCTCGCTGTCCCGCGGAAAGACGTACTGCGTGACTGGCGCCATAGCCGTGGGCCCGCCATTCCACGCAGAGCCCCGAGCCACTGTCTGCCAGTTGTTGCCGAAATCCGCCTCGACATTCACCTGCAGCCAGTTGGTGGCATCAATTTGCTCATTGTGAGGCAGATCAGCCGTCACGATATAAGTGGATGACCAGTCAGGCGGAACTTCATCAATTCCGTAAAATGTCCCAATCAGATTGTTGACCCTCAAAAGCACTATTTTCTGTCCTGCGCTCATTATTATTCCCTCATTAGCCTATTAGTGACTCTAGGTAGTAATCAACTAGTCGGTTGATCACCTGGCACGTTAATGGTCGGGTCGAAAGTGGGATTCACCAGGTAAGTTGGGTTATCCTGAATGTAGGCGGCAGCAATTCGTAACCGAGCGTTCTTAAGCGCTGTATCAGTGGCGCCACTGTCTGTTACTGCCCAGTCCAGGGCACCAATGGCTGCCGCGTTGATGCCAGTATCCAGCAAATATTTCTTCGGTGTTCCCGAGGACAAATCGCTCCAGGCATTGGTCTGCTGAGTCGTGTTCAAAGTCAGCAGGTCGCTGTAGATCGAGCACATCAGTCGGCTTGTGCGCGAGCGCAGGTCAGCTGCCATGGCTAGATTGTCACCCGTACTGATCTGCTGAGCCGTAGCGCTGGCTTGATAATCAATGCGAAGAACTACGTTATCACTGCGGGTTACCGTATGCCAACCTGGTTGGGAAACGGCATCGGTTATGTCTGCAACCCCATCAATCGGGATGTCTGCGGCGCGAAGGGACTGGTCGAGTCGGGTCAAACTGACAGCCACGGATTCTCCTAACAAAAGTATAATCCCGAAATAGCTGTATCTAAGGAACTACCATACCAGGTAGTGCTCCCGGAACCGGGTCCAGCCTCTAACAATTGGTAGTAATGATAGCCAATAGCTGTTGCTTGATTAAGATACGCAAGCCCATAGTCATATCCGGGGTAATAATAGGCATGTTTATTGAAGTCATCTGACGCGGCCGAGGTAGAATCAAGCCCAATACTTGTAATCCTGTTGATAGTGTCGCTACTGGAGATTGAAAACCCGAATAGAATGGTTGTATCCTCTTGTACGCCCGGAGCCACCTGTAATCGATTATTAGTGTTGTTGTTGCTGGGACGAAGTGTGTTGGTATTGTACACCCAGGAAGCTGCTGCTTCCAGAACTAGCATTTTCTTTTGAATTCGGTTGTAATAGTTATAGACAAGCCTTTTAGAGATACTATCCTCGCTGGTCCCGGCCGCGCTGGGCGCCACCGTGCCCAGGTACAGGCGGGTTGAATCTCCAGATTTGACACGCACCCCATCCTGGAGTACCAACGCCGTCGCTCGGTTGCCGCCGTCCGTCCAGTTGAGGATTTCCAGGGCCACGGCGCTGCCATTCCAGTAGGCAAAAATATCTGCGCACTTGAGGTTAGCCTGAGTGGCCGGCACTGAAGGGGGGTTGGCTGTATATACCAAACCGGACAGAGAAACACTAATCTCGCTGAAGTTGTACTGGGTCCAAGTGCTATTCCCGTACAGGGCAATGGCACTCCCCTTGTACGGCGTGAAGTACAGAGTTGTGGCCCCCGTCACGTCGCCGGTGGTTACTGGCGTACCACTCGTCAGCGTCAGCCGGCCCTGTACCAACCCCGGTTTATTGACCCGGTAGTCAAGGGAAGTAGTGACGGCACTGTTCGTCACCCCCACCTTGACTTCCAGCGCCGCGACACTGTCCCCCAGATTCCCATGCAATGTGCTGTGAGGATCGGTGCCGAGTGTGTGACTTGCCAGTGTGAAGTCGCTGGGAAATGAATCCAGGCTGCCCGGAAAGTTAGTGGCCACCAGGAATTCTCCATCAATAACGTAGCCAAGTTGGGGTCCAGGCCAAGCAGGGACAGTTATCCTCTTATTCGGGCCGGGAAACTAGATCGATAGGCCGAGCGTGAAGCCATCATACACCCCAACATTCCGACAGTAGAAAATAAAGGCGTCCGCCTTGCCGGCGGTCGTCGTCAAGGTTGGTACGCTCGCACCGGGCCAGCTAACGCCGCTGAACCAAGTCACGGTGCGGGACCCAACCCCGTCCTGTTTGATGCGGACCATGAACACCTGACCCACGCCCACGTTCATGAGCGCCAGCGTAGTATTGCCGGCCCCCATGGCAACCTCGTGTCGATTGGATGTGCTGAGGTCAAGGGTGGTCGTCCCGCCCACCACAGCCGAATCGACGGTAATGGCTCCCTGACCATTTCCGGCTGGCCCTGCCGGTCCCACCGGGCCCTGGGGTCCGGCCGGACCGACGGGACCCGGTGGCCCGACCACGATTGCCCCGGGGGGTGCGTTGGCGGGTGGCGTCCCTGAGCCAGCCGCTCGCACACTCCACACCTCCGCCTCCAGTACTGCCTTCCAGACGTCCTTGCCGCCATGCACGGCGGCATCCTCCTCCAGGTGGCCGCCGCCGGTGGGCCACCAGCGCATAAAGCGCGGCAGGCCAGTGATATCGGTGGTGGAGTAACCGAGGAGGGTGTCGCGGTTGAAAACGGCCTGCGCGGCGGCAAGGGCCTGAGAGGCCTGGGAGTAGTCGCCGCGGATCGTGATCGTGACCTTCCGGTAGTCGTGAAAAGCCCCGCCCGTGCCGGATGGCTCCCGCCGCGCCAGGGCGCTCTCGGCCTGGGCGTAGGGGAGTGCTAGGGGTGTACCCTGGAGGCTGCGCAGCCGGCCAAAGTGGGGAGCTGGCAAGATCGCCGCCAAAGCCGAACTCTGCCCCCAGAGAGTAGCTACGGCTGCCAGGGTATCATCATCGATTACGTCCGCCATACGCCGAGCCTACCCCGACGGAGTGGCGGCGCACCACCGCTCTGGGCGAACGCGAAGGGCCTCCGACATCATGCCAGAGGCCTTTCTCCAGAGTCAGGAGTTGGAAGTATACCCGACTCAAGGCGCGAGCGCTAGCCCAGTTTCGTTTCACGAAGAGCCTTCTCGACAGGCGCAAGGACGAGCGCCCGCAGTTCCGGCAGTAGCACTCGGAAGGTGGAGTCCAGCCAGGGCCGGGCTGCCACACGGGCCGTACCGAACTCCAGATACAGCCCGTAGCGGGCATTCTCGGTCACACCCACCCGGGCCCGCAGGGCAGAGCGGTCCAACTCGTAGCGGACGTTGCGCTGTAGCCAGCCAGTTCGCTTCCGCGGCGGCTCGCCGGGGCGAGAGGAGTGGGGGTAGATGGTGTAAGTGGCCGGCCGGCCCGAGGCGGTCTTCCGGGTCGGGTGCTTCCGCGACTCTCCCGTATTGGGAACGTTCAGCGTCTCCAGCAGATGGGTATGCAGGCGGAGAGCGGCCCGCTGCAGGCCTTCCCAGGCGGCTTCCTCCAGGGCCCGGACCACCGGGTCGCCATTCCAGGAGAATTTGGCTTCGATCATGGCCCGATCCGCTTCGTGGGGTCGTCGTTGAGTTCGATTCGGGTGGAGAGGATAGGAAGAAGCCAACCATCCGGGACGTCGGGCAGGTGCGGCGACGTCACGCGGATCATGATCGCCATGCGATCATAATCGTACCATAACGCCTCTACAACCCAATCAGCGGGGAGACCATTCAACCGTAATGGCCGCCCCTGCGTGAGATTGACTAGCAATTCCAGGAACGTCGCCTGGCTAATCATCATCAGGCCACATTTAGCCATACCTCTCCCTTTCATGCCTTCAGCTTGGCCTCGACCCACGGCAGCTCGTCAATCCGCTGGGGATTCTGGTATGAGATCAGGTCTAGTACCCGCTGTACCCCCGCCGGGTCCGTCCAGAGGAATCGATCCTCGGCAGGATCGAGATTGGTCAGTTGCTGGCCGACGATGGCATGATAGCTCCCTTCGCTGTAGCGAATTCCGCGCTCCTCGGCGATCGCGGCCGTGAGCAGCTGCACCCGGGCCGGCACTGATGCATACAGTATTTGTCCGCCCGAAGGCAAGTCGGAGGGAAAACGCTTGGCGGCGGCCCCAGCGGCCCCGTAGGTGACGGCGGCCCGCTCGACGGTCACCAAGTCGCGCAGGTCGAGGGCCAACACCAGATTCACGGCGCCCAATTTCCACGTCTGCCGCCAGCGATTCAGATCCACCGTCAGGACGGTCCAGAGAGTGCCGTCGCTATCCGTGATCCCGTCACCCGGCTTGGGAGTGGCGCCGGGGGACAACACGGCGGCAGGCAGATGCCAGTCCAGTTCATATCCAGCATATACCCCTCCTGATGGGGACTTCTCCCGCCCCCGCACCGCCCGCCGCTTGGCAATCGGTACGGTGGCGGGGAGGACCCCGGCGGTGCGGGAACTGCTCCACACCACCGCCTCGACGTTGTCCCAGGCCTGATAGTCGGTACTCAGATCCATGTCAGATCCTGCTACCGTTTCGCCCGCGTCAAGAGCCACTCCACCTTCCCGGGCTCGGCAAAGTCCGCCTCGACGCGCAGGTCCCCTTTCAGCCAGACAAGTTGAAGTTCGCCGGCGCCGCCGGGCACTACCTGGGTGGGCGGCGGGAAGCCGATGGCCCACGCGCCTTCAACCCACCGGATGGCTGTAGTGACATTCGCGGGATCAGGCCGCGACGATCCCTCTCCGTCCCAGTCGTCCTGAATCTGGAAGAAGTCTTCGAGCTGCCCGATCGTCCGTTGCCAGATTTCTACTTCCGTTGGCAACCCTTGCCCTCCTGGTTGGATTTACCAGCCTTCTTCAGCGCGATGGCGACCGCCTGTTTCTGCGGCTTTCCTGCCTTGATTTCTCTCCTGATGTTACTCGACACGGTCTTGTCACTCGACCCCTTTTTCAGCGGCATGATATTCTCCTCAGCCAGTAGCTTTCCAGTAGAAAGTCACAACCAGGGCCGTCCCGCTCACGGGAGTGAAAGTGATAACTGCCTCAAGCCGCGCCAACTCCCCTGCAAAGCCGGCCGGGAACAGGGAGGCTGACAGGGTAGCATTGAAATTGTACCCGATCGCATCTTGGGTCCAGTGCGAATCATTGGTCACCAGACCATCGAGGACTGCCCCGGTCAGAGTGCCAGTGCCCAGCACGACCGGGAATGGACTTTCGGGGGCCCACAGGGGCGGATTCTGGTTCGTCACCGTGTAAGCAACCGAAGTCCAGGTGGCCGATCCGGTCGGCTGGCCCTGGGCGCCCGTGACGCGGGCCAGCAGAGTCACCGAAGAGCCTGCCGGTACCACCCCCCAGGGGGGCGGCACCACTACCTGAATGGCCTGCACTGTGTAGGGGCCCGCCACCGGCGCACCTGCCAGAGATAGACTGGCCCATCGCGACCGTCTTCGCTTTCCTGGGAAGGAAGGCGGGGGCGGGCCGTGGCGGGCAGTCCGGTGGCGCGACATTACCGGCTGGGCGATCTGCCTCGAAGGAGGCACTTTCCCCTTCCGCCGTTTCCCCGGAATGAGGGGCTGGCGGAGTAGTGGACTGAGATGGCGGGTGCGGCGAGCCAGCACCAGGATCGGCGCGGCACCCTGACCCGTCGGCGGGATCTTCCCCTTGCGCTTCCGACCCAGAAAGGGCGGGGGCTGGATGGGGCGGCGGGCCGTGCGGTGGCGGAGCGGCACTCCTGCAAGTGCCGAAGCCGACACCCGCCGCCGGACTTTTCGTCCTGCAAAGGGCGGGGGCAGAACCGAGAGCTTTGCCTTGCGGTGGCGAGGCACGACAAATGAGGTGGCACTCAGGCCCGTCAGCGGTAGGCGGTGCCGGACCTTCCGTCCCGCGAAGGGTGGAGGTTGGGCAGGATGTCGGGCCTGGCGGTGGCGGGGCACTACAAATGAGGTAGCGCTCAGGCCCGTCGGCGGCAAGCGATGCCGGATCTTTCGGCCGGCGAAGGGCGCCGGCGGTGCCGCTGGAGGCAACCGGTCGGTGCGGTGGCGAAAGGAGGGGTCGTAGCCCGCCGTCCCCGGCAGGCGGTGCCGAACCTTCCGACCCGAGAAGGGTGATGGCTGAGCGGGATGACGGGCCTGGCGATGGCGAGGCACTACGAACGAGTTGGCTGACAGCCCTGTCCCTGGCAGGCGATGCCGGACCTTCCGTCCCGAGAAGGGCGGCGGACTGGCAGGATGTCGGGCCTGGCGGTGGCGGGGCACGACAAAGGAGGTGGCACTCAGACCCGTCGGCGGCAAACGGTGCCGGACTTTCCTTCCCGAAAAGGGCGGGGGTTGGGCGGGATGACGAGCCTGACGATGGCGGGGTACGACAAAGGAGAGAGCCGACAGGCCGCTGCCTGGCACCCGGCGGCGCTTTTTCTGTCCTGCAAAAGGCGGGGGCAGGACCGGCCGGCGAGCTGTACGGTGGTGACCATTGACGGCCATCACCTGCGGGGGCAGGGGTGGGACCCGCCGCACCTTTCGCCCACGACGATGCGGGCGGAATGGGACCTTCGGCCAACGATGTCGCCGCAGGAGCTGCGGTACGACCTCGTTGGCCACAGCTCACCTCCCCCTTTTTTTCGGGTAGATTATTCCTCACCGACCACGCGCACGCTGGCGTTCACATTGGCGGCCGCAGTAACGCGGACGCCGAGGCGTCCGCCGCCGGGAATTTTCAATTCGCCAGCGAAGGGGGCCTGCCACAAAAAGCCTGTCTGCGGGTGAACCAGCTCCGCCATTGGCACGTCGCCGGAATCAGTCGGCTCGGCCGTCGCCGTGTCCTTGCAGGTGGTCTGCAAGGTTTCTGTAAAGTCCGGATCCACCTTGCGGAGGGTGGTCGTGTTGGTAATGGTACCGGCGCTAGTTTGCCGCACCACCTCCACATAAATCGGCGTGGCGGTGTTGCTAGTCCCATCAAAGGAAATCGAAATTTCCTTAACCTTGACGCGCTGATTGGCCGCGGCCAGGAGCTGCACCAGAGTCTTGACAGACGTACCAGTTGCAATCTTCGCCGGCTGGGCGACAAAGGACAGGTCAGCCATCTGTTGCCTCTCAAGTCTAGAAGGTGCGGCCGCGGCTGACCACACAGTAGGGCTGCGCGGCGTTGATCAGTTGATTTAGCCTCTCGATTCGGGCGATCACGGCGTCCCGCCACTGGTCCCAGGAATAGTTCTCTCCGTCGAGGGAGTAGGTCGGCTTGGGGCCGGAGACGAGCTGGGCGGCCGTCTCGTTGGCCAGCAGGGTGGCCCAATTGGTGCGGATCGTCTGCAGGGTGACCAGGTACGTCGGGCCAGCGGACGAGACGGACACGGCATACCCTCACACTAGGACGTAAACCAGGAATCCGGAGATCTGCACGGCGCCGCCCAGGACCAGGTTGAGTTTTTCTCCCACGCCCGTCTGGAACAAACCGAACTGGGAGGCGCTGAAGCCCAGGGGCACCCCCGTGATCAGGGACATAGCCCCCGTGAGATTGGTCGTGGCGTTGGACTGGAGTTGGGCCGTGACGGCGCCGGCGGCCACCAGGACGATGTCGAGGACCCGGATCCGCTTGCCCGCCACGGCCGCGACCAGGTCGGCCGAGGCGGCGGTCGAGATGCTGGCATACTGGATCGGCAGATTCGCCGACGACACGGCGTCGTAGACGGCGTCCGATCTCGCTGCCTCCATCGCCACGGCCGGGCCCTCCTTAGATCAGTGGGATTTCTTCCCAACCGCAGCCGAAGACCACCAGCGGGCTCGTACCGGCCGCCGTAGTGCCCTCGACACTGAAACTCGACCCGGGATCGAGCATGAGGGAGCTGTCAAGGTCCAGGTAGATGTTGAAGGGAGATGTGGTGAGCGATCCCACCCAGGCGTCGAGGTTGGCGAAGTTGCGCACGGCCGTCGGTGCTGCAGGCAGCGTGGCCGTGGTCAGTGGCTTCCCGACCGCCTGGACCCCGCCGCCGGTCCACAAGTTGACCGGAACGATTGCAGTCCCGCTCACTGCCGTGCCCGAGATTCCGCCCAGTGCCAGGACGAGATTGCCGGCGCCGAAGGTGCCAGAAACGTACCCCATCTCAATCCACATCAGGGCGAGTCGGCGCCCACTGCCGATAGGATTGGCCAGGGCAAACGGGGCCGCAGTGCTGATCGTCAGCGAGGCGACCGACACGCCGGTCGCGGCCGTCACGGCGGCGTAGCAGTTGCCGCGGCTGACCGCCTCGAAATACTTGCCGTGGGCCTGCTGGGTGATCAGCTCGGCCATCTTGCCCAGGCGATTCTGCGGGTTGGTGCCGTCCCCGGCGAGAGTCGGCCCTACCCGATTGATAGTCGTGTCGGCCATTTACTGGACCCTCTGAATGTCCATGGGGTGCTTGGAATCGCAAATGCCATTGGCGGCGTAGAAAGCCAATTTCGCCTTCTCGGGGTCGTCGGCCTCGACCTCCAGGCTCGGATGGGCCAGGGGGGTCGGGCAGGTCAGGGTGACCCGGTAGCGGGGTCGAGGCGGTTCGGGTTGGGTCAAGGGTTGGGTCAGGGGCCGGACCATGGTGGCGCTCTCATTAGGCACTGGATTTCACCATCGCACGGGGCTGCACCGTACTCACGCAGTCCTTGAGCGAGGCCTTGAACTGCATAACCACATCGCGCTCGAACTCGGCATCAGTGCCCGTGGAGCGCTGGGCGGTGATGATATCCCAGTTGTAATACTGCCGGACTTGCTTTCTCACGGACCCGAGGAACCAGTCTGTGGTCGTCTCGCTAGCGGCCTGCATGCGCGCCTTAAGGATCGGGGAGCTGAGCACCCGCAGACCAGGGATCACTTGGTGGATGGCCGGAGGCGAGATCGTGGTCGCCGGACTGCCGGTGGTCGCAAAGCCGGGGGCCGTCTGGCGGATCTCGGTGGCGGCCAGAAGGCGGGTCGCGCGGAAGACCAGGTCGGGGGCGACGACCAGGGCATCCGGGGCGAGCATGATCGGCTTGCCCGTGTACGGGTCCGTGATGGCGACGAGGACTTGCCAGGCCGCATCGATCACCGTCTCGTCCGTGAGTGCGTTGGTGGTCTTGACGTTGACCCAGGGTGTAGAAGCCTGGTAAGTGGCATAGGCCGTACCCTTCCAGGTATAGCGGTGTCCGCCCTGATAGGCCGACAGGGCGTTGGCGCCCTGGTCGAGCAGGGCGTCGCAGACGCGCTCCTCCAGACCATAGCCGAGCCAGTAGCCCAGCTCACCGCAGCGGTCGGTGAGCACACCGGTCTTGTCGCCGGCGATAATTTCCTTGGTGACCTCCACAATCCCGCCATCTTTCCGCTTGGCCGGGACCTCAATGTAATCTTCCGAGACTCCGTAACGCGGATATTCCTGGCCCTCGCCGATGCCTCGGGTCGTCGAGCCGATCCGAGCGATGCCAGGAATCTTCTCGACGTCCTGGATGATTGAAGCCTTCTTCTCGATCTCTTTGGAAAACACAAAGTCGGGGTGCTCATACTTTTCGAGCACTTCCGTGAAGAAGATCTGGCCGGTGATGTTGCTAAAGTCCGCGTAACCGACGGCCGTCGAGCCGCCGGCTTCGAGCAGCTCGACGCCGTAGCCAGCCTCACCCAATTGCCACTGGCGGACGATGGAAGACCCGTCCTTGACGAGCCCCTCGAATAGCTCACGGATCGAAAAATCGGACGGCCGCAGGTCGCCAGCCTTCAGGGCCTCCGAGAGATGCCGGGCGTAGAGCCGGCGGCCCTCGCGCTGACCCTTCTTGCGGCAGTAGTCCTGGACGGAGGCCGCCACCTCGCGTCCCGACAGGCACCGGGTACCGGGCATGGGACCTCCTTTTTACCAGGCAACCGCGGCCGGGGTGGCGCGGCGCTGTAGGAAGATGACCTGATCGACCGTGAGGATCTCGCTGGCCGTCGTGCCGGCCTTGGCCATGGCGATCAATTTCATGGCTGAAGCACTGGCGATGGCCACCGTGTGCTTGATCGGCCGGTGGTAAGTGTAGTCCGTCAAGGGGTTATCATTAAGAAAGTAAGTGATCTCGAAATTGCTGCCATCGACGTCGCGGCCTTCAATCCGCAGGAGCTGGAAGTCCGTGGTGGTCGCGGGCTGACTGGACAGGGCCGACTGCGTGAGAGTCTGAGTGGTGCCGTTGCTGGATACGCAGCGCCAATAGGTATCACCCACCTGCTTGTAGATCAGCATCCCCGTGAAGTTGTTGAGCGGAACGCCCGTTGAATCAGTCAGGAGGGAGCTGGTGACCACAGACGACAGCCCGAACGCGATCATCGCGTTATTGGTGCTGGCCTCGGTGTACTGGAGGATCGACTCGGCATAAAAGGGCTGACCCTTACCGAGCTTGATGCAGGCGTTAGTCAGTGTCAGCCGGCCGCCATCATTCAGGGTGGCGCCGGTGGTGATGGCGATGGCGCCACCGCCGTTGGAGCCGGCCGCGAAGGCCACCGTCCCGCCGCCCGTCACACTCTTGGTCCAGAGCTGTGTGTCCGTGTAGGAAGCGAACTCATCCACGATCGTGAACTGGGCGCGCTCGCGTAGGGCGGCCGGAAAGACGTTCAATTTCACAGGCTCACCCTCCCCTCTCCCTCGCCAGTAAAGGCGCCCTGCTTGAGGGCGATCGCCAGTCCTTTTCCGTCCGTGATTTCCTCGACCCGCCGCGACGAGGCACTCTCGGCGACTGCCTGGGTGCGGGGCCGGCCCCCGGAGCGGTGAGCCCGCAGATCCTCCAGCAGGGCCCGGCGCTTCCGATCACTGGATAGGGCAGCCAGGGCCTCCAGCATGGCGCTGGAGCACACCACGCCGGCCTCCTCGCACAGGCAGCGGGCCCGATCGCGGGCCTTGTAGCGCCGCAACTCCTCCTTCATGTCGTCCTCGTCCTCGTCCCACTCCTCGTCGAACTCCTCGATCTCTTTCTTGCCCTTGCCGCCGAAACCCTTGGCCTGGTCGGCCGGGACCTCGAGATCAGGCTCAGGCAGGCCGCGTTCGCCCGCCGGTTCGTCCTCCTCGACGGGGGCAGAGAGCTTCTCATGGGTCTTGAGGAGTTCCTTGAGGCGCTTGATCTTCTCATCGGCCGACATGCTATCGTCGTCCAATACCGCCACGGAGGCGGCGCGGAAGCCATCGGCAAGGGCCTGATGGTGGTCAGCCGGGGCGGCGTCCTCGGGGGGTGCCGCCTCGTCCGGCATCTCCGTATCCATGTAGTCATCACCCATGCCGGCTTCGAGGAGCCGGCGGAGGGCCTTGCGCCTCCGGGGGCCGAGGGCCTTCACGCCAGCCCAAGCCTCCAGGAATTTGCGGAAGTTCATGCGCTTGCTCCGACTCCGGCTTCGGCTTTCGGCCAGTCCCCGGGTCGTGGCCGGATCGGCCACGACATCGACGGACCGGACCTCAGTGATTTCCTGGACCTCAAACACGCCCCGAACTGTCTCGCCCTGACCCTCGGCGTTATGGGACAACCCGAATAGCTTCGGATTGCGTTCGGCGGCCTCGCAGATCCGTTCGGCCATGGGATGGCTTTGGAGGTAATGCAAATCGGCGAAGAGCTCGCCTCCCACGACCCGCACATTCTCTAGCCAACCAAAGACGTCCTCACTGTCGCGCGAGTCTTCGGGCCGACGAGGGTGGTTGATTCGGACCGACCGACCCTCGTAGAGGTGGACAGCTTTCTCGACCGCCTCAGGGAGATAGCAACGGCCGTTCTCAGACTGGCTGCCTAAGACTTTTACATTGCGAATTACTCCCTTGTCACGGTCCACGATCAGGCCACTGCCAGTACGCACCACCTCCTCTGGGAGGCGGACGGTGCGACGGGCCGTGCGGTGGACAGGGGTAGTCGTCTTATGAACCATGCGACGAGCATCGCACATTATTGTGGCGGCGCTCTAGAGGCACTGTCCAGTGGGAGGGCCGAAGCAATCACCATAGGTGGGGTCCCGCCTCAGGAACTCCCTTAGCTCGTCATACCTGCGGCCCCCGATCAGCACTCGCTTGCGTCGGGGGCCGGCCTTTTGGAACCACGCCTCCATTACCTTCTTGTCGGGACCGACTAGCCGGGAATCTCTCAGAATGGGGGACAACCAGCATCGGCAATTCCACGCGGTAGTCCCATCCGCCTCCTGGGGCGGATTCGGCATCTGGTCGTAGCCCAATTGCCCCGGAGCCGGGTTGGCGTAATAGGCGGTGCCGTTGCGCTTTCGATGTTCGGGCCGGGTGCGGGCGTCGAGCGTGGCGTGGATCTGATAGCCCACCACCAGATCGCCGAGCTGCTCATGGGTCTTCATCACCGCAGCCTGAGCCACTCGCAGACTTTCGGTGCGGGCCACCCGCCGGGCACTAGCTCGCACCCCGTCTACCAATGGAAGCAGGTCTCGAGCAATCTCCTGCTGGCTCTTTCCGGCAGCCAACCCTACAGCCAGTGTGTCTGCCAACACCTCAGGGCTGGCCAGCCGGGTACCAGCGCCGATCCGGGTCTGCCAGTCCGTCGCGTAGATCACAGCGTGCAACTCGGCAGCTGTAGGGGCGGGGAGCAGCAGTGCGGAGAGATCACGATTACTGATCTCAGCGGGCAGACCCAGGAGCGAGAGGAAGTCCAGTTCGCCCGCCTCCTCTTCGCGCAGCCGACCGTGACGATATTGCCAGGTCAGGGCCTGCAGTAGGGCGCGGCGAGGCAGAGCACGACCCAGCGCCCAGCGGGCGCTCGCCTCCGCCCAGGCGGTGGTGTCGGTCAGTGCTCCTGTCACGGCCTGGATCAGAGCGGGGCGGAGGGCGGTGAACAGGCGCAAGGCCTGGCCCCGGGCCTCGGCGGGGGCGGGCCGGCGCTTCATTAGCGCCAGAATCTCCAGCCAGACGGCACGGGCGGCACGGTCGGCGGCGCGGGCGGCCCGACCAGCCCGCAGGCTCACTTCCACTTGCCGGGCCGTCGCCAGAGCAGAGAGCCGGCGCTGAGCGGGAAGAGTCACGAGCCGTCCCTCTGGCCAGCCAGATTCAGGAGGGCCTGTTCCTGGCCGGGCCGGACCAACACCAGCCCCAGGCGGTGATTGCCCTCGCCGGGAATTCCCACCTCCCGCTGTACCGGGGTGAAGCCCTGCCGCCCCTCATAATTGGTCAGCGAGATCAGGCCCTTCTGCTGGAGATCCCGAACCGCGGCGTGCAGCTCGGGCACTGACAGTCCCGTCTCCTTTTTCAGGTCAGCCAGATCCACCAGATTGTCCGGCCCCGCCAGGCGGTGGATGGCTCCGGCGAGGCCGGCCGCATGCTCGGGGCGGGGCCCGGCGGGCTGCGCCCCAGAAGGCGACTTCTGTCGTCTTTGCTGAGCTCGCATGGCGTGAGATTTCTCGGCATCACGTCCTGCGGTAGCAAAGATGCCAGTTTTCTCTGCAGCATAGGCCAATTCGGGGCGCCGTGCTATCAGCGGATCATTGCCTCTGGCTCCAGCCCGAATGATTCGCAATGCGGCAGGATCATCTGCATCCGCTTTAGCTGGAAATTCCTCGACATGCCGAAAGAACTCTTCGGCACGGCGAATGTGTGCGACCCACTCCTCGGGAGTGAGAGGTTTATCCCGCAGGTATTCAGCACTGTGCATTGTTCTTGCTGCAAGAACATCAGCCTTCGTCTCTTGATCCGTATTGAGTCTAGCTTCGTATTCCCGAATGATGTCGGTCGGCTGGGGCGCCTCGGCCTTCGCTTTCGCTGCCGGCTTCTTGGGTTTCGCCGCAGGTTCTACCTTCACGGCTGCGGCTGCAGCCGTGTCTACCTTCTTCGCGGCCGCTCCCGCCGCCTGGTGCAACTTTACGGCCAGATTGATGGCTTGCTGGCGGGCCTCAAAGTCCGCCGTCTGCTCTTTCTTGAGTGCGTCGTAGGCAACCTGGAGTTTCGCCTTCTGGCCCGCCTTTGCCCCCTTTAGCGCCTTCTCGGCTCGATCCAAAAGCATCTGTCTCTTCTGCATCCGCTTGCCGATCGCATCGGCAGCACGATCCGCCTTCTTCCAGTCGGCCACTGCAGCCTGATGTCCCTTGATGGCATGGCCGTGTAGTTCCTTCGGCGTGGGCCTGCAAGGGCGACCTGTCCTGGAGTCGTGATAGCCCCTGCCCGACTTGTTGGGCACACAGGCCTCAGCCAGAAGTGATTCGGCCAGGGATTCGGGGTAGGATACGGCCTCACCCCCGCCCTCTTCCTCGCCGCCTTCGGGACCCAGGAGGGCCTGCAGGTCACCCGCCGCGCCGCCCTTTTCTTCGCCAGGCATCGGTAGTCCTTCGCCCTGACCGCCGGTCTTCTCCTCCCACTCCTCGATATTCTGCAGCTCTTGCTCGCTGTCGAGGCCCAGTTCCTGTTGCACGGTCTGGATCGACTTGACCCTGGCCTGGATGTACATGGCGTTAACTTGGGCCTCTTCCTGCTTGTTGCGCACCTCGATCGTGGGTGGCTCCACCTGCAGATCAATAGCCCTCCGCACTTCCTCGAATGACCAGCGCCGGCCCATGGCCCGCAGCCGGCCCATGTCACAGGCACAGCGCATGGCCCGCCAGGCCGTGCGCGTGAACAGCACCTGATAGCGCCATTGCTCCGCCTTGCATCCCTTGACGAATGGAGATTCTGCGGTAATCGAGGAACTGTAGTTGTTATTGCTGGCATCCCCCGAGATCAGCCACTCGGGAGCGTTCCAGCGCACGGCAACCGAACGCAGTACGGCCTGGACCACGGAGACGAAGCCCTGGGCGTTGGCCGCGAATGGGGGTGCGACGTAGTTGTACCCTTTGGGGATATCGTGGATCGATCCTGGGTAAAAGCGCTGAACGTTGGTGTCGGGACCGCCATAGGGATTGGACTCCACGTAATCGGCGATACTGCCGACAAAGTCCGATACCTCGGAGGAGATAGACTGGTCGTGCTGGCGGATCAAAGCAATGGCCGCCTGCACGGCGCTGCCCTCGCTGAGATTCTCGATCAGGCGTTGAGCGCCCTTCAGGGTGTCATAAGTGTCGAAGGAGAAGTCGGTGAGGCCGCGCTTGACGTAGCGGTCCACGTTCAATTTGAGGTGATAGATTTCCCTGGCATCGACCTCCTCGCCGCGACCGGCGTCGCCATCGAGGCAGACCCAGTAGGCCAACGGGTTCTCGATATCATCGGCATGGTTCAGAATGCCGAACGAGGCGGTGGCCAAGTCGCGGTCGGGTGGCTCAAGAATCTGCTCGGGCAGGACCTGCCGCAACAGAAGTATGCCGTCGCTCTGGGGGAACTCGCGCAGGAAAACTTCGCCATCACGACGGCTATTAGCGAACAATTCCCGTTGGAGCAGGCGCCAGTCGTTGGCGCGCTCGAAGTCGTCGAGGACTTCGCTCGCAGCGGCCACCAGGGCCTTCGGCGTGGAGGCGGCTTTCGGGGCGGCCCGGGTGACATACCCTTCCCCGATAACGTAGTTCGTCAGTCCGCGAATGGCGCCCGAGGCCAGGGTGGACATCGTGCAGAGGATGCGGGCGCTGGCGCGAAGGCGGGCATGCTCCACCCAAGTCCTCCAGAATGGCCAGAAGCAGCCGAAGCGGCGGTCCGAGTAGGTGGAGACGGGAAGGATCAGGTCGCGCTCGGGGCCGCGCAGTCGGTCGATGATCTCGTTGTACGTCGAGATCCACTCCCAGGCTTCCTGATCCTCCAGCAAGCGCTTGTGCTGGGCCTGGGCGCGGCGGAGCTGGCCGAGTTCCAATTCGGCACGGATCAACCGGGCCTGTTGGCGAACTTCCCGCAGGCGAGTCCTGGTGTCATTCATGCTCCACCTCCCGCCAGGTAGCCCCAAAAGGAGCCCCCGTAGCGAGAGACAAGGAGAGTGGTGCGGAAGCAAAAGTTCTGGATGGCCTCGACGGAATAAAGATACGTGGGGGAAGCCATTATGACCAGGGGCATCCCCGACTCCGTCAGACAGGGAACATACACCACGGACTGTGACCCGAACTGGTTCACCGCGGCCGTGGCGAACTCCTGGGCGTCCTGTACGGAGGGGAACTGATGGAAGAGGAGTAAGGCATCACTCACACTCCACTCCCCTTCCCGGCAGTGCCAAACAGCGGACCCGGGCACATCATCTTCTGTACCCGGTTGCGGGCCAGAGTAGCGTACTGTGACACTCGCTCGATCCCCAGGCACTTCCGCCTCTCGGCGAGGGCTGCCAGAGCTACGGTGCCGGAACCGAGAAACGGGTCTAGCACTGCACCGTCCGGCGGGCAGAGGTAACGAACCAACCATCGACACAAGATTGAGGGCGTGCCGGCGGGGTGATCGTGACTCCAGACATCGGAGCGATCGAGGCAATCTCCTTCGACCACCATCACCGGTTCGTCGTCGTCGGGCAGGTCGATCACCGTCGCCCCCCCTG